GTATCAAATACCATTTGATTGTAAGAACTAAGAACAGCGGCAGTGTCGCGAGTCATGTGAATCCAACCCTGCTCACCGCCAGAAGAGTACTGACCGATTTGATACTCAAGAACACTAACGCCGTGCTTTACTGAGATTGCAGCACCGTTTGTTGCAGGGTCTGCGACTGCACCGGCTGAGGTACGTCCTGGAAGAATGGTGACAGATGCACCTTTTGTAAGATACGGGTTTACAAGGTCTGTGCCTGTTCCTTGAAGTGCAACCGAGCCGTCCCAAAGTTCTAGCTCAACAGCTTTCTGTGTGCAACCTTCTAGCTGACGAATAACTCTAGCGAAACGGTCTACACCAGGAGCGCCGAATGTAGAGGCGTAGTCTTCTGCCTCAATAAAAAATGGTATGTGGTAACTGTACCTAGCAGCGCCAGGATTATTGTCTACAACGTATGAAGTCGTGCTTGTTTCGTCCCAGTTACGGACGTAGTTAGGAGTGGTCTCCCACTGTTGGTAAAATCCGCGAACCCACTTTTCTTCTTCTTCTGGATTTTGTGGTTCGAAGATAGAAAATAGCCCAAAGGCGGAAGGAACGATTTTCGGTGCATCAAAACTGCCATCGAACGCCATGGTTTTCCTTTATCTATAAAATCTAAGATTCTTATTGTCAGGGTGACCTCCGAAGAGGCCACCCCAACAAAAGAGTTTTGTTCGACTATAGGTCGAACGATGCTGCAGAAGCAGACGGTGTTACAAGAGCTGCGGCAGCTCCAGTTACGTTGATGGTTGAGGTAACGACTAGAGATTCGATACCGACCTTTGCAACGTTCTCGAATGTTTCGATGAACATCTTGTAGTCGTTGGTGCCAACTAGGGTGCTGTCACGGATGATTCCAAGGTCTAGGTTTCCGCCGTCTAGGAACAAGAATGTACCTTCAGCGAACAAGAACCAGCGGAATGTGTCAGGGAACTCAAGCATTGCACCGGCGCTTTGGGCACCGAATACACCGTTGTTTGAGCTGTCATCTAGGTGAACAACAACGTCAACGTTTAGAGATGACATGAAGCCTTCAATCTCTGCTCTTGATGCAGACAGAGTACCGTCACCTGGCATTGCCAAGGTTAGGTCAGCTGCGATAACATCTAGAACCCATGCCGGCATGATTGCCTTCAGACGAGTCTGAGGGTCAAGACGGTGGCGTGAACGGTATGCTGCACATGCGCGACGTACCTGAACTAGGAAGTCACGAGCAACACCGAAGTTGTTAACTGATGTGACTGCAGTAGAACCGGCAGTAATCTTCGCTAGCAAGTTGTCCTCTGCCTCACGAGCGTGCTGTACTAGAGCAAGTTCGTTGTGACGAGCAATCAACTCTGGGTAAGCACGAGTAGCCAAGTTACCAAACTGTAGCTGTAGTGTTACAGCGTCAGTTGCAACAGTGGTTTCAGTAGCTGCAGATACAGTGTATGAACCTTTTGTTGTAACTGGAGTAGCTGTACCAGCTGCTGTTGTAGTACCAGTGATGTCAGCAACACCTGTCGATGAGAACGAGATGCTTGTTGTAGTCGAGTCAGTGACAGTAACACCCTTTAGAGCAGCTAGGTTAGTGATACCTGTGGTACCAGCAAAGTCAACCTTTGCACCTACTGGAATTGTGTTGCTTGTTACTGTAATCGTGTACTTACCACCTGAAGCAGCAGCTACTGTCTGAGTAGGAACTACCAATGCAGTTGCACCGTTGTAACCGTACTGGTCGATACCTGATGTCCAGATACCTACAGCACTGTCGTATGTGCTACCTGCGAAGCTAGGTGGAACGATGAAGCGGATACCGCCACGGTCAGCCTGGAAGCGTGGCAAAGAGTCACGAATTGGGCGGATTGTGGTAGAACCGATTGCAAAGATGTCATACTTTACTTCGAACGGAGTAGAGATACCACCAGAAGCGATAAGTGCCTCAGGTCCTGCTACTGCCTGAATCTTAGTCCAGTTTGATTCTGCATCGGTTGTCAGAGTGCGTGCCTCTGGGTACGAGGTGGTGAAGGATGCAACGATATGCTGCTCTCCGTCTCCTCCGTTGACACGGCGAAGCGAGTGGATACGCTTTTCCATAGCTGATGCTACTTCGCTCAAGTTGTCGATTGTGCTGCCGGCTGTGTAGCCAGGGATGTCGGCACCAGCGGTAATTGCTACTGGATTCTTCTCTACTACCTGAACTACAGGCTGACGGTCAGCTGGAGCCTCGAAAGGCTGTTCTGCTGTGGCGGTCACTGGGGCCTGCTCTTCCTGCTGAACTTCTTCAGCAATTGTGGTTTCTTCTGGGTTTGTTTCTTCGGCAGACGCAGTTACTGCGGCTTCCTCAGCGGCTGGGGTCTCAATAACCTCAGCAGTGGTTGTTGTTTCGGTCGAAAGCTCTAAACCTTCTACCACAGTAGCAGACGCTTCGATGGATTCGACTGAGGCTTCAGCAGGATTTTTGTCCTTCTTGTCCTCAGTAGTCTCTTCCTCTGGAGTCTCCTTAGCCTCTTCCTCTGGAGTACCTTCCTCAACCATGCCAGGCTGTTCAGCTGGCATATCTGTTGGGGTTTCTACTACAGGGGTTTCTTCGGCCGGAGCCTCGGCGGGAGCGTCTTTAGGAGTGCCTTCAGCCATAGCTGCTTCATCAGCGGCTACATACTCGGCAGCAACTTTTTCAGCTGGGGCGGCGTCCTCTACAGGAGCCTCCTCGGCAGGAGTTGCTTCTCCATCAACATTTCCATCTTCGTTTCCCTTTACGCGATCAGCTGCAGCGGCTGCCTGTGTGGCTAGCTCCTGTGCGGCTGCTTCGCGACGCTTTGATTCGCCCTTGCAGGCGTCAAGCATATCGGCAAGCGATGTCATAGCGTCAACTGACTCGGCAGTTGGGTCAGTGCTTGAGACTGAGTCGAACTCGGCGACAATTGACTGCTGCAGCTCGGCGATTTGTTCATCGCTTAGCTGCGACAGGTTGTCGACCTGTGACTTAATCTGGTCCACTGTTCCTCCTTAGGACAGTTGTCGTGAGTGGATTTCACTCACTTGCTGTTGGTCCAAAGTAAAGGGACTCCACACATTTGCGTGCAGGCACTCCACCCTGTTTTTTATTGTATATTGCTTCTAAGTTAGTAATCGGAGCATTTTGCTGAGTTCAGCAGAGATGTTGCTCTGCGTCATCAGCTGTCCGCCAGATAAATAACTTTGAAGCCCTGCGGTTGCCTGGTCGGCTTCCTTTTTGCCAATACGCTTTTCCACGCGTGCCATCATGTCCTTAGTCAACTTCTGCAAAGGAGCTGGCAAGTCAGTGAAACGCATCTTCTTAGTATCATGGCCGAACGGCAATGGCGAGTTTGCCACCGCAGTTCCAAGTTGTGCAGTTGCCAACTGAATGTTTTCCAGCGAGTCCCTGTTTAAGGCACCGGTTTCCATCCTGTGGACAGTGTCCATAAGCTGAGATGCTGCACGAGCCGAGGCAACATAATGCCCTGAATCGTGCAACTTCTCAACTCTTTCTGCAAGTTTTTGCTCATTAGTTAGGCCTGCAGCACCAAGAGAATCCTTGAGAACTGCTAATACCTTACGGAACTTACCCTTTGAGTCACGCGGCTGAGTCTCGAAGGTGTACTTAGTACGACCTTCATCTACTGGCTCAGCCGCGAATGCTTTTCCCAGGCTCTCCTGGGCAGCTGCAACTCGTGCCTTTAGGTCACTAGCGCTTGCACGCAATGAATCCTTTGCAGTTGGGCTCTTCCAGTTGTCTGGAATAAGTTCTGGCTTTTTGAGTTCGTTAGCTCGCTTGATGATTAGGTCCTTTACAGCCTTTTCCTTTCCAACTGGTGCACGACCGTACGCATGAATTGCGTTCTTTAGGTCTGCCACGTTGCGGATTGGATAAGAGCCGTCTGGCATTGCGTGACCTTTATCAGCAAGCTTCATACGAGTCTCGTGGTTGATTACTTCAAAGTACGCCTGGCTGTTCACACGGGTAGCCAATTCTGCTGCTTTTGCAGCTAAATCTGCTTTGCCACCAAACTGCTCTAGAGTCTTGATTCTGGCAGCCAATTCTGCGATTGGGTCTGACTTCATCTTGGCAAGTGTAGCTGCGCCTGCAGCAACTAGAGCCATAACTTGACCAGATGCGACACGAGCACGAGCAATCGGGAAGCCTGGCACGTTGACCTGGCAGACTGCAACTAACTCTAGTGAACCGCGGATTGGACGCCAGTCACCTGACGGTGCTGATGCACGAATTGCACGAATCTGCTCTGGTGTAGTGCCTGGACGTAGTGCTCCAGATACCCAGATTCCGTGAGCATCTTCGCCTGCAGAAACATCAGCAAACGATGACGCTGTGTCATCATAGTGCTTTACTGCCTCGGCTGCGCTAGCTTCGATTGAAGCGTGTCCGCCTGACAAGGTAAGCTGACCGACAGGAACATCGACACCTTCCTCGGTGCGGCATACGCCGGTGTGGAAATAAGCGTAGTTACTTTTGCTACGCGGTGGACGAGTGCCGAAGGCCATACCGATGTGGTCCACGTGCCAAGCTGCAATGTGGCCATAGACACGGCCGTCATCGTCAACGGTAAGAGGAGTAGGCTTGTTCAGCTTTGGATTCTCAAACCAGCTTTTTGGTGGGTTCATCGGAATAGCGCTAGCCGTGTATCCACAAGCCACAAGAGCTTCTGCATCCAAGGCATCGACGTCGTCAACATAGATTCCGTCTGGAATCATGCTGTCCTCCTGATTGTTGTTTTGTTCTTCGTCATCGGCGATGACAATCTTGCATTCCTGGAATGCAGGCTTAGGTACAATCGTCACGCCCATGATTCTGGCTTTACTGACAACTATAGGATTTGCTACTATTTGTTCGTCTCTAGGCTCTTCAGAGCTTTCTTCAAGAGACTTAGACTTCTTTTCAGTTGCTTCAAACATGTCCATATCTGCTGAAACTCCACGAAGGAACCCGTTACGTACTAAACGTTCAGCTTCACGACCGTAAGCTCCACTGTCGAAGACACCATAAGCGTTTCCAATTCCCTGCTCAGTTCTTTCCATGTGGTCAATGCGACCAACTACTACTGAGCCTTGGTGGCCGTCAGCTGTTTTGATTTGCCACATTAGTGGAAGTGGGAGTTCACGAGTTGTGATGGAATCTTTTGTAAAGCTGCGACCATCGCCAGACTCCACGCCCTCTGGAATCACAAGTGGGATGCTGAACTTAGAACCGTTCATTCCAGCAGACGCAATCATGCCTAAGCGTTCCATACTTCGGTGAGCTTGAGCGTTCAACTGAGAAATCTCCATGACTTCATCAAAGCTTCTGACAGATGCTTCCATCCTGTGGTGCTGCTGTGACCCTGTCCACATGCCTGTCATCTCATGATGACGAAGTGCGCAGTAGCCCTTGGCACGAGTTCCAAGGTACTTAGATAGATGTCTAACACAGCGAGTCCAGTCACCTGGAGTGTTCCAGCGGATTTTAGCCCCGCCCTTACCAACTGTCCAATAACGGCGAAGGTCTTCTGCGCGACCACGGTTGCGGTCCGCACCGCCTGCTGCAGTCATAGCACTCTTGCAACCTTCATCCTGAAGAAGCTCTTCGATTTCAGGTTCTGGAGTCCAGGCATGGTCGTATGCTTTATCTGTTTCAGCATGAATGTCATCGATAGTCATGAGCATGTCTTTGTCAGTGACCACTGTAGGAGTGCCGTAGTTCTTAGTTAGAACTTCTTCCATGATGAACTCTGTCACCTGGTTGTGCTTTCCACGGACAAGTTTAGCGTGAGTTGATGTGTACATGCCAGTTGCTTCCTTGTGGCGAAGCTGACAGTAACCCTTTGCGCGTACGCCTAGGTACTTTGATAAATACCGAACGCAGCGCTTCCAGTCTCCACCCTGACCCCAGCGAATCTTTGCGGCACCCTTACCGCGAACCCAGTATCTACGTAGTTTTTCAGCATTGCCTCTATTTTTATCAATGTTGTGAGCACTAGGTGGACGAGCACCTGCGTACAGTGCATCTAATTCATCTTCACTGCGTGCAGCGGCAGCAAGAATAGCAGAAGGGTTAGGGCCAAATAGAACCATGAGAACCAAGTCAGGTGTGTATGCCGATGCAGTTACGCTGTCAGTTTGCTGTAGTACTGAAACTAGTGATTCATTGTCAAGCGGCACAACCGGTGGAGGAGTTGCTGAACGAAGGTCGTCCATGATTTTAGGATTACGGACCCACTTCTTGTCTTCGCGGGTGAACGTCATCGGCTCTGGATTTTTGGTGCTGACAGGTACAACAGCGACAACATCCATAACTGCTCGTGGGTCGTCAGGTGATACACAAGCCAAGAACAGTGGCGGAACGTCACTTGTTTCTGGAGTGATTAGTACGTTTGCATCTTTTGTGACTGCAGTAGGTTCGCCTGCGCCGGTAACTGGCTGGTACCAAAGAGCATTAGGACTTGTAGTTTTTCCGCCTTGTGTCACAGTCTTGTTTAGCCACTTTGTCAGCATTGGATGCTTGTAAGCGTCTAGGACTAGCTTGCTACCAGTAAGATTTTGAAGTTTCTTTGCGAATGGAGAGTTTTCCATCGGAGTGACATCTAGTGTGTTACCAGGTGTCTTGGCATTAGGAGTTATACTCTTTAGAGGAGCAATCTCACCTTTCTGCGGTGAGTTAGATTCTGGATACGGTGCAACTGAGCCCTGGCGCTGTTCACTGACCCATGAAGGCCAGTCAGCGATGATTCCTGAGATGTCTTTAGGTGTAAGAGCAGGAAGTGTTCCAGGTATAGTTGCTTCACCCTTGTTGCTAGGAGTCCTAGGCTGGCCTAAAATACCAGTGGTGTCTAGCGGTTGCTGTTGCTGTTGCTGAGGGGTAGCCTGGTCTGTGGTTCCAGTAACATCTGCACGCTTAGTTGTGTTGATTGGCACTATCGAGCTTGTGCCATCTGCATGCTTTACTGTCGCCATGCCATTTGCTTTATCAAGTGATGTGATTACACCAGGCTTACCGCCCTTGATGGTTACACTAGAACCGGCTGCAGCAAACTTTCCACCAGCGTCACGCTGTTGCTTTGATGCATTCTGTCCACGTTCTTCAGTGGTGTACTTTCCATCACCAGCAGTCTGACCTGCAGGCGCTACAGTCACAGCGGCAACCATTGTGTAGTCTACCATTGCTAGGTCAATTTCACCTGCAGCATTCTCAGCTAGAGCAGCTTCATGAGCATCTAGGTCATGTACTGAAACACACTTGTGAGGGTTCTGCTGTAGCATTGCTGAAATAATGACTGCCGAACCTGGGTCAATTGTGAAGTAATCCTTATCGACCAAATCGTAAGGGTCATCAAGTGCTTTATCATAGGTGTAAATGTCGCCGCTCAGGTGGCCTAGGTCGTCCCAGGTTCCATCGTCCCAGATGTAAACTTGCCCGTCTGTATCTACTTTGTAGAGACGGTCCATACCTGAACCGTCCATGCGAACACGAACTAGGAACTCAGGAGCGTCTACATCGTTGTAGCCGTTTTCAGCATCTATAGCCAGCTTGAAGTCGTCTATTTCAGCGTCATAGAGTTCTTCTGTTTCATACATTCTAGGTTGCGCATAGTAGTCATTTAGTGCATAGCCGTCGGCAGTTAGCGCCTTCTTGTTCTCACGCTCAACGATACTCTTAGACCAGCGCCAGCCGGCGTCTCCGCCCCATAGAGCCCATGCGATACGTCCGTTAGAAGGAAAGTTAGGTTCTCCAGGCTGGTAGCCTTTACCCTTTTTATCTACTTCATGACGAGGAAAGTACTTTGCAATGTGGCGAATCTTTTCAATACCAATTTGCCCACCTTTAGCGAGGGTGCGAGCTGTGCTCAAACCAACAGGCGTGCCTCCACGGTGGTGCTCCTTGTGCCACTCTAAAGACTTCTTTGCCTCATCTTGGACAGATGAAGGAATCGTATAGAGCCTGCCAGATGCAGTGATTACCTTTATGTTCAGTGTTGATAATGCTCCATTAGCCAGTTCTATAACGGCTTCACTGACTGTGCAAGTTTTCTTGTCGCTCCACTTGCGTTTCTTTTTCATAGCAGTAGTTAGCCCGCTGTCTACGATTACGTTTAGGTCGGTGTCTACAATGACAGAGTTCTCACCGTGTTGAATCAGAGTGAGAGCGCCATCGTAACCGATGATTTCTGGCATGCTAGTCCTTTTTGTTGATGACACGGGCATACTTAAAGCCTGTGGCAGCGGATGCGGTAGTAGCAACTGGCTCATCTGCTTCATAGTTAGCCAAGTCGTCTGCTGTTAGTCCTTTGCTTTCTTTCTTATCAAAGAAGTCAACAAACTCTGGAGATACATACTCAATGTACATGTCGTCTAGCACGTCGCCGTTAGGGTCATCTAGAACTATCCATTTTCCATCCTTACGGATGTAAGTGACATCGGCTCCAGAATACACTAGATAGGTGACTTTGCCGTCGTTGTCATACAAAGCGTACAGCTCTTCCGGGCCGTAATCTTTAGCTGATTCAGGAGCTACATCAGCAGTAATTTCATTCATAAAAATCTCCTCTAGCGCTTCAGCCGGCACGGCGGTACCAGTCATCGAAGCCCAAACTCCGTCTGAATCTTGGAACTTGCGTATTGTATAAATTGTACCTTGAGACTTAAATGTTATCTTTGAAGCAGATGCGTTTACCTTGAAGTCTTTAGCAGATTTTAGCGAGTATTCATTAGCACCTTCTACTCCACCAAGTCTAACACTGACTTCGTCTGGTGATTCATAAAGGACCACTGCGTAGAGTGAGTGGTGGCCAAGTTCACCCTCACTATCTTTACCTTCTAGAACTAACGGGCCGTAAGCGTACTGTGTTTCAGTATCACTTAACTTCTTTTCAGTCATGTCCACTATTTGTGCCATCTCAGTTCCTTTTCTTACTTCGTTGTGTTCTTAGCAGCTTTGTAGTCAGGGCCTGTCATAACTACTGCTTCTAGAGGACGACCACCAAGCTGGGTAATTCCCTTTTGGCGCAACTTTGTGATTACACGTGTACGCATGTCCTCGTCTTTAACCATTAGCACTGCAGCGTCATCGAAGCTTAGACGTCCTTTGAACATCACCTCGTAGCCGCCTGGGACAGCTTGGTCAATCGGGCTCTTACCTACACGCTTTCCAAACTGGTCTCCCTTGTTGGCCCAGAAGTCTAGTCGCTGGAAGGTTCGCTCTGCATCAAACCAGAGTCCAGGTAGGAGACTACTGTTCTCAGAGTCTGTGTTAGACTTTGGAGTAGTGAAGACGTAGTCAGCGCCGCCAGTTTCAATGTCTCGACTGCTAGACTGCCCAGACGTTGGGATACCTTCACTCCAACGTACCGTGGTAGAAAGCAATCCACCTTGAGGAGTAGACACACGGTTAACGAAGTATTGCGCAACGCGGTCGCGTGCCTCTTCATCGGTTTCTCCTTGCTTAGCAGCTTGCATAGAGTAGCTGCTTCTTAAGGTGTGACGCAAAACTTTAATACCTGTCTTATTAGCAATCTTTTTTGCACTCTCTGGGTCAAGACGCATCTCAATACGGCCACCTGCACCAGTAGTAATAGTTACGTTTTCAGGAGTAATTCCCCATGCGTCCTTGATTCTCTGAAGGCTTGCTGCGCGCTCAGAACCAGATGGGTTACTCTTCGGGTCAACCTTTTCATCTAGAATACTCATTAGGCGGTTTTCAATCAGAATCTTGGCGTCTTCCTTAGTGCTTGGACGCACATCCTGAACACCTCCTGTATTTAGCGCTAGTGCTAGACTTTCTGGAGTCGAGTCTTTCTTAGGCGCAATAATCATTACCTTGTTGTGGTAAGCTCTAGGACCGTTTGAGCTGATTTTTGCTGAACCAGATGTGTGCTTAGTAGGAACGTCTGCACGAAGGAAGTGAATCTTAGTCCCGTCATCTAGAGTGATGATAAACGTTTGTCCATAGCCACTCTTGTATTTAGCACTACTTCCATTAAGAGACGGGACAAACGAGACTTTATCCCCGTCGACTAGGTTCTCAGGAACACTTAAGCCTGTAGTAGCTGAAACTCTAGGGTCGTTGTTCTGTATCATTTCTAGTAGTTTGTTTGCGAGCTCGTCGCCTGCCCAGCTAGTCAGCTTGTACTTCATAAGATAGGCATCTTTACCGTCTGTGCCTGTAGCCGCCATGATTCGAAGGTCCAAGTCTTCAACAGCATCAGCGTCTAGAGCAATAGAACCTCCAGCAAGACCAGAACCAGGTGTAGATACCTTAGTCAGCAACTCTTGTAGAGAAGGTGCACCTTCAAAGCCTGACTTGTCCCAACCTAGCTGGTCAATTTGCTGTGGCTTTGCACCGGCTCCGTTTTTTGGAACCGATAACTTACCAGATGGGGCCTTATTAGAGGTACCAGACTTAGTCGTGGCTCCAAAAGTAGGAAGGTTGTACTTGTCTGCATCAAGGTTCTTGAAGTATTTCTGTGCTACTTGGATGTTGTATATGTTCTTTTTATACTTAGTGTCCAACGCTGTTAGAGTGTTGGCTTTACGCTTCTTCATGCCGTCTGGATACGCAACTTTGATGTAGCCATCACTGCTATAGTTTTCTACGACAACACCAACATCGCCATTCTTGTCGACTACAAGATTCCTGAACCCAATCTTCTTGCCATTCTTGTCTTCTAGTGCAGGACCTGTCACTGGAAGCATCGGCTCTGAGTTCTTCTCAAAGTCTAGGTCTGCGACACCAGCGTAGGCGGCAGCGATTCCAGGAGTGAGATACTTTCCAGTTGCTGTTACTGTGTCAGGTGCAACTGAATCTTGTGAACCATCTTCCCAAATCATACGCATCTTGTTCGGGTCGCCGTATCCAGGATTGCGGTAGACACCGACTCTGCCGTTCTCGTCCTTGACAATGGCGCCAGGCTTGATTAGAGTTCCCGCTGAGTCGGTCTTGATAGAGTCTTTGTCCGGGTTAGTTGGGTCAGTGATAGGCTGAATTTCAGGTGCATCTGTGACATCTGGCAGAGTCATGAAATCAAAGGTAAACTTCTTAGGACCTGACGGTTTAGCAGGCTCAGCTTTTACCTCAGGAGTACTTGGCTCAAAGTTGTTTGTTTCTAGTGCAGTTAGAGCCTCACTCTCTGCTTCATCACGGTCCTCTATGTCCATGTGTATCTGACTGAAGTCTGGACCGTTGAGGTCATAGACTACGTCCCATGTACCATTATTGTTTTTGACAACAATAACTTTTGATAGACTTCCGTCAGACTTACTGAACATAGTCATGTTTTCAGATTTCTGCGGAATGAAAGTCTCTGCACTAGGAGCGTTAGGAGCGTTAGGAGCAGGAGTAGGTGACACAGGTTCTCCGCCAGAGCCGTTAGACTTAATCTGGTTGATAGACATAATCTTGATGACTCCACCGCTGTCAGGCTTAACCTTGACGTAGTTCGGGTCTTTCTGGAACCCAACTATTGTTCCAGTAATACCGTTCTTGCTGTGGACAACTTTGCTGCCCATCTTTCCAGCTGTGCCGTCAGACAACTGAACTGCCTGGCCACCTTCATTTACAATTTTTGTGGCACTAACAAGTTTTGTCATAGCATCGTTTAGGTCTGAAGTACTTTCAATTTTCCAGCCTGCCTTGAAGTTTTGGACTTGGTACTCTTTACCGTCATCACTCACAGTCATCATAGCGACTGTTTCATCTTGCTCGTTCTTGACCATGATGAATCCAGTGTTACCAGCACCCTTTTCAGGTGAAGCCGTATAGCCGTCTGGTAGCTGTGACTGGATAGACTGAGCCGTATCAGTTCTAACTTTCTCATCAGCTAGGTTTAGAAGCGTAGATTCTGGTGCAGCGACTGGAGTAGTTGGAGTTTCAACTTTAGCGGTTGTGCCTCCCTTAGGGCTAATTGAGTCTGCTTGGCTCTCAAGCTCCTTGGCTCCTTCAATGAGGTCTTGTATAGAGGAATCCTTTGTGCTCCACTCGGCTCCGTCTTCTCCTTCTGTTGAAGTTACTGCATCAACAAGTTCGTTGTACATTGCAGCAAGCTGGCGCAACTTCTTTGCACTCTCGTTAGTGTCTAAGTCTTTGCCTGACTTAATGTCATCTGCTATTTCACCTAGGTGAGACATAATCGACTCGCCAATTCCCTTTGAGTCCCAGCTGTGTTGAGCTACTCCAGGGTCGTATTTTTCGTACGCGTTGTCAACTATTTTCTTGAGTGCGTCTCCTGTTATTGTGCTACTCGCTGACCCCTCCGAAGGCGCCTCTTCAGGCACATCGACTTCAGACGGCTTAAAGTTCTGGAGGGTGTAGTTCTTGCTAACTCCGTCTTCTTCACCAGTAAGGTTGATGTTGCCATTCTTAGGGTTAGTCCATACATAAGTAGGCGCGACAACACGCTCTTTGTCGTTGTACTTGAATGAAACTAGGTCACCGTTTTTGGCTGCATCTTCTAGCTGTGTCTTTAGACTATCGTTGTCGCCATTTACATCTAGCTTCTTAGTCTTGCCAGATGAACCGGCTTCAGGGTTCTTTTTCTTAGCCGGCTTGTCGCTTAGACCGAACTTGTCAAGGATGTACTGACGACGTGCTTTTAGCTTAGTCTTGAGTTCTTCCTGTTTAGCTGGGTCAGTGATAATTGAGTCTACTAGTTCATCTATCTGAGAAGTCGACAGGTTCTGAAGAACCTTTGCGCTTTCTAACTTCTGTTCATCACTCATCTGGCTGAAGACTTTTGCAGATGGACGTGTGCTAGTCTTGTCTGTAAACGCATCTAGCTCTGGTACTTCTTCACCAAACGCGCCACCCTTTGGAGAACCTTGAGCACGGAACAAAAGCGCGCCACCTGGGTCTACACGGACAGGTTCACCATTCTTATCTGTTACTACGTTGTCGTAGTCTAGACCAATTACATCCCAGTTAGCAAGCAATGCGTCAATTGCAAAGCCTTGCTGTAAACGAGCCATGTACTCTTTGTTATTGAGGTTCTTCTTTAGGTCTTGCTTTGCGCCATCAATCATCGGCGAGTAGGTCACATCTATGCCGTCGGCATCCTTGCCAGCTAACACCTTTGCAGATGAGATTCCAGCTGCGTCATAAATCGCTGAGGCTAAACGTTCGTTTTCACCGTGAAGCTGCGACTTAGGAGCCTTGACGTAAACCTGTTCACCTGTTGCTGGATTCTCAAAGGTTCCGCCTGGGTTTGAACCTTTTTGACCGCCGACCTTTTTCCATTTAGACAGGTCTAGGCTGCCAGCTTGCTCTTCCTTGATTGTGTCAACGGTAACAACGTTGTTCTTGTTTCCACCTTCTGCTGGAGTAAAACTATCTACAGAATCAGCAAGTTTCTTAATGTATTCGGTAAGAGCAACTGGTGCGCCTTCTTTGTAAAGTGCGTCGTGCAGTGAGTACAAATCTCCTGCAACAGCAATGCTGTTTGCACCATCTGATTCATCTAGGCTATCTAGAAGATTCTGGATTACATTCTCGTTGCCGCTAACACCCTTTAGCATTGGCTCGTAGCCAATGTCTTGCTTGTCAAGAATCATTGCAATACTCATGTCGGCACCAGTTACTAATGAACGACTACCTCCGGTTTCTGCTAGCAATTTATCACTGTTATCACTGCTGAATGGGTTCTTTACCGTGTCTGTTGCTTGCTCAACTGGAGCTGGCTCTACAGGTGCGATTTCAGGTACTACCGACTTCTCATCAGCAATAACCTCGGCTTCTGTTTCAGGAGTAACATCTTTCTGATTCCTGTTGAAAATTACTGTCTCACCATTAGGGAAACTAACTGCACTATATTTTCCAGACTGCGCTGCCCACTGTGCGATTAGGTGCTCAACAGGCTCAGCCATGCTGTTGCCGCTTGCCTTTTCTTCTTCACGCTTTTTCTGGATGTAGTCAAACGCACCGCTAGCCCTTGTAGCAGCTAGACCAGCCTTAGTTTCAAGTTCTTTCTTATCGTTCTTGTAGACGATGTTGAGCTGCCTTGAATACTCGAAAGCAGGAATCTCAACTTTTAGTTTTGCAATTTCCTTTGCGTCAGGGTGTGTTGCCCAATACTCGCTAGCCATGTACTCGCTCATGCCGTAGCCGTACTCAGCTACAAACATTGCACCTGGAATTCCCCACTGGCTGCCGCCTAGTGTGTCCTTACCTTCTGGGTTGAATCCATTTTCGATAATAGATTTTGCGTTTTCTGGAGTTGTCCAGTGGACTAGTTCTCCTGACTTGATGTCAGACCCATCCGTGATGATAGCAGCATAGTTCTTGTCAGGAGTTCCTGGCTTTCTAGCCTTCATGTCTGCTAGTAACTGTTCAGCTGCAGCCTTACCGTCACTGATTTTATGGCCCTCGCCAAAGAACTTTTGTGCAATTACTTTGCCATTCTCATCTAGTAGCCTGGCAATTACTTCGTCTACCTTACCACCAACACCTCCGTTGTTTGAGCCTTGCTTATGGTGCCAAGTCTTAAGAGTGTAACCAGTTTCTGGGTCAGTAGCAATGACATCACCGTACCCGTCTATTTTCCAATCTGCAGCTGGAGCAGCTGGAGCCTCAGCAGGAACAACAATGTTAGCAGGTTCTGCCATCGTGTTCTCAAGCTCAGGATGATTCTCATAGAACTTTTTAATGAGTGCATCTTGAACTCTTTGAAGCTGCGCATTGCGCTGAGGCTTTACAGCTTTAGAAGTACGAGTTGCTGAGATTTCATCTATTACACGCTGAAGGTCTTCCTCATTACTAATCTTGCTAATGAGCTCACTTAGTGTGTCTCCATTGAATGCTTTTCCAAGCTCTTCATCGATTGCAGCAATAGTGCCATCAGGTAGTCTTTCACTTACAGCAGAAAGGAACTCAATGTCAGGCTGTGCTTCAGTTGAAGCCTCGTTCTTGTCGAGTGCAGCGATACTACTCTTTAGCTCGCCGAATTTCTTCCATCGTGCCTTATCCAGTGCTGTTGGGAAGTCGACTGCCCAGCTGGTGTTGTACTCACCTTCACGGCTGTTCCAGTGTCCAGGTGATTTAGTGCGAAGCCAATCAAAAATCTCTTTTGACGGTGCGCCGGAGTTGATGAGCTTTGACAGGTCACCGTTCTCATTGTCGTATCCCTTTAGCGCATTTGTTACGAACTGAGGCTCGAAACCTTCAGGTGCAGCCGGAAGCCCGTACGCTGCATTAATAATCGCCCATTCTTCTGGTCTTTGCGATTCATCTGCTGAAATGTACTTATAGCCAGTCGCAAACCCTGTAGGCGACATCGTCTTGTACTCATTCTTGATTTGCTGCTTGTTTAACGCAGCAATGATGTCATCACCGTTGCGTAGAGTTCCATCTAGGATTCCGCTACGTACCGTGTTTTCAGGGTCATTGCTGTCTGAGATTAGTGAAACAAGATTGTCTAGTGCAGACTGGTGCTCTTCTTTTGAAAGTGGAGTTATGCTTGCTTGACCTTGCTTTAGAGCGTCTAGCTTATCACTCAGTGCTTTTGCTGTTTCTTCGCTCTTAGCTTTAGCATCTGCAGAAGACTGAGCCTCGCCCTCTGTTTTGTGGGCGTTTAGAGCTGAATTAAGAGATGTGCCTTCTTGACTGTAATCAGAGTACGATGAAGACGTGCCTTCCCAGTTTTTATTACCTTTGAGTAGGTCACGGATTTCCTGACTAGTAATCTCTCCACCATTTGCAGTCTTCTCGTCAATGCTACGACGAATAGAACCATCTAAGTCAAACGGTGCAAGTTTCTCCTTGATTTTTGCTAGCTCAGGGTTAGTGTGCTGGTTTAGTGGGTCGCTACCGTCGGTTAGAGCAACTTTGGCCTTTGGCAAAACTTTTAGTTCATTGAACAAAGTATTGACACCGAACTTGTCAATTGAAGCAAGACGGTCCATGTAGCCTTGACGCTCTTCGCTAGTCATGACACGCTCACGTAGCATAGAGCGAATCATTTCTGTTTGCTTTTTGCTAGGTCTGTTTATAGGGGCTACAGTCGACTTTGTCGCAGGCAGCGGCTGTGAACCATTTGCCTTTCCTTCACCGAACTTCTCAGCTGCGTCTAAGATATCTTTTTTAAGCTGGCTAGACTGCTCAGGGTTTAGGTAACTAAGCATCTTACCGATGTTGCTCTTTAGTTCACCTTCGCTGCTAAACAGGTCAAGAACATCTTGCTTAGTAGCTCCTCCAAAATCTATAGCGTCTCTTAGCTGGAACTCTAGGTCGTACGGAGCGACCAGCATCTTAACTCTCTCTAGGAACGGGTCGCTATTTTTATTTAGCGGGTCTGTGCCTGGAGTAATTTGACTGCCCTTGCGAAATGGAAGCTTATACAACATGTTAATGATGTTGCTAGCCTCGCCAACAGTAGTACCGTTGTCTAGACTGCGAAGAATCTCTTCTCTCTGTTCCGGAGGTAGGTCTTTTTTGTCGACCGTGGTTCTAATCGTGTGTAACTGTAGTTTTGATGCTCGCTCGCGGTTTATACCTGTCCATTTAGTAACACGGAGCGGGTCTTCATTAGGGTCACTGTAGGTCTTGCCGGTCACTTCTTTGCCGACTATAAACTGGATTTTAGCTAGCGCAGAAGAGTTCTTCTCAGCGTTAAGCTGCTGGTCTTCTCCAGGTTTAGTGTATTTCCCTAGAGCTTCTATACCGGCATCGATGTCATCCATGGTAATCTCACCGACAATACCGTTAGCACTGTGTAGTTCTTCTTCTCTCCAAAATGGAAATGCTCTTGAGGCTCTTGCTAGTTCATTCTGCACGTCAGGATTACTCTGGTCCATGCTCTTTAGTTGTGTAATTCTCTGCTGCAGAGCTTCTCTAACTCTGGTTATTGCTTTGCTAGGAGCGTTCTGTAGCGGACCTGTTGACAACAACTCGTCGGTGCCGGTCTCTTTTTTGCTGGCTACAAACTTCTTTTCCTTAGGATTCCAGAATGTTCTCTTTTCTAGATTTCTTTGGGTAGGCCATCTAAACGGTTCAGCCGCTGCAGGTTTCGCAGTCTCAGATGCTGCAGCGTTAGAAGTAGAAACAACTTTTAGAGTGTTAGGCTCGTCTAGCACAGTTGTTTTTTTATCTTCAAACGTGATTCGGTCACCGGTGTCCATTGAAAACTTTTTAGCGACAGTACGACGTGAACCATCTGGGAAGACAACGACATCGCCAACCTTGATTTCAGGGCCAGTCTTGTCAACAAGAGTCTCTTCTTGTGGAGTTGCCTTAGAGTCGGCTGCGTGAAGCTGCTGTAGAACACCAGCGGCTTCACCACGAGTCTTAGCGGAGGCTAAAGCATCCTTGGCTTTTGCAGCAATCTCAGGATTAGCAGAGTTAGAGAACTCTTCTAGAGCCTTTTTCTGGTTGTCTGTAGTCGGGTTATTAGGCGAGACAACATTCTTGAACTCAGCCATGCGTTCTTCATAACGCTTTTTCATTGCAGGGAAGTCTAGAAGACTGAGGTCTTTATTGTCTTCTTTTGCAGCGCGGTCAATGATTCTAGAAACCAAGTTGTAAGCATCTTCTGCATCACCGTCAGCTGAGTGCCAGTTAGCCGGTTCAAAGCCAAGGAAGTTAGCAACAGGACCTAGGCTAGTCGTGGCTTTGATTTCACCAGTCTTACGGTCAGGTGCCTTAGGACCGTCGGTTCCTGTTTCTGGGTCGTACTTAGGTAGAAGTGAAGCAAGGTCTTTAGAGTCGATGGTTCCAGCAATGTCCAGCTTTACGCCGGCATCGTCAGCCATACGCTTTAGAATCTCAACGTCGAAAGGAACGTTCTGACCGCCGAGAAGTGCGTTAGGGCCAATGAACGCCATAAACTCTTTAATAGCGTCGTCTTTACTCTTCTGCTGAGCTAGCCACTCTGGAGTTACTAGTGTGGTCTTTGGCTTTCCGTTTTCGTCTAGAACTCTGTTGCCGTTCTCGTCTAGAATGTCGCGACCTAGATTTTTTGCTGACCAGTCAGAGAGCTTACTCTCAGGGTTCGTGTAGACGTTGAAACGTCCAATAATCTTGCCGTCTTTTACCTTGACAGCACCAAGTTGGACAGAGTCGTTGGTAATGTCCTGACCATCGTAGTCAGCGATACCAGTGGTCTCAAAGTCAAAGTAAGTAACAGTCTGGCCTTGTAGACGGTCTTGAACATCTTTCCAGCTCTGAGCACCTTGCATAATGTTCTGGAATTCACCAGTGAAAGCACCAGGAGTCGGAAGACGAGTTCCGCTTGCATCCATAGTCGCAGACTGGAAGTCGATACCCAGGTTGTCTAGTGAGCCTGGAACGCTTGGTGCAGTAGAAGTTGATTCTGCTGCCGGCTTTACTTCTGCCTTTGGAAGTTGCTTCTGACGGACGTCGTAGATTCTTGCAGTCTTGTTGACCTCAAAGTATCTTTCCTTGCCAGTCTTTAGATTGCGAATCTTGATTCCGTACTTACCTGGGGCTTTGCCCTTGTAGATACCTAGAATCTCTTCTGTCGGAGGAAGTTCGTAACTAGGGTCTGCTTGGCGCTTCTTCAGCATGTTCTCCTCGGCGCCCTTAATCGGGTAGTAGTCTGGGAGCAAGTCGCCTGTGTAGAGCTGGTCTACTCTAAGGTCCTTCTTTAGATAAGTTGCTGCTTCAGCCTCTGCTGGCTGCTCAGTTCCACTGCCGAACTCGTCGTCAGCTACCTTCTTGATGTGGGCCTGGATTGCTGGCCACTCAGCTGCATCTAGACCTTCAACTACATTACCGTTTTGGTCTTTTAGCTCGTACTTCAAGTCTCCTTTAGGAGTGGCGATAAAGCCATCTTCAGTTGCAAAGTCACCATTTGGAAGTTTCTTCCAGTCGCTTGGAGCTTCTAGCTTATTTGCTAGAAGGTCTTTGATGTCCTGTGCACGCTTGACTGTGCTGGCCTTACCAGCTGGAAGTTCGATTCCAGCTTTTTTCAGCTGGTCAGTTGTAAGAACTACACCTAGAGACTCAAAGTTGTCTAGGTTTACAGGAAGAATGTCTCCCTTCTTTAGACCTAGCGATGCGTCGTCTTCGGTGATGTAAAGTTCACCGGTGTTTGTGGTCGACGACCCGCCTACTAGAACACCTAGCTGGCTCTTTACCTTACTTCCGAAGCGAACTAAGAATGAACCCATGTGGCCTTCAAAGGCGAAGCGCTTTAGACGGTCACGAAGCTGGCGCTTTGCACGAGCACTACGTGCAGCTGAAGAGTTTCCATCTGCGATAAGTGCAACAAGGTCAAGCGGAATGTCTCTGCCTGCAGCTTCTAGACGCGCTAGAGCATGCATACGCTCGAGTGAACCGAACTCCATTGTCTGTATTGACGCGACTAACGGGCGAAGCTCTTCGGCAATCCTTGGGTCAGCAGACAGCCATTCGGCACGAGCTTCTGCAATAGCAGATGCAGTTAGTCCTGAGCGCGCTGCTGAAAGCGGGTGCGAGATTGGAAGCAGGTCAAAGTGTTCTGCTTTTTCATTAGTACGAAGACCTAGAGTTGCTAGTGTGATAAAACGGTCAACTGCACGCTCGACTGCGAAAGCACGAGCGCTAGCATCGGTGTGAGGTGTGCGAGCAAGAACTCTGTCCGCTACAGTCAACGCTGCAGTAAGTGGAACACGGCGAGCAGGAAGCACACGCGCATTAGCAATAAGCACAAGCTCTGCTATGTGAACTCTAATGCTAGGAGTGTCATCAATCTCTGGCACGTTTGGGTTTTCGTATTCGCTACTCACTAGCTAGCCCTTCCTCTGCGCGGCAGCAAATCTGCATCGCGACTTTCATAGAGATTTGTAGCAAGGTCCACAACTCGCTCAAACGGTGATTCATCATCTTGTGTAGCACGAAGCCATGTTGCTCGTAAAGCTGGAATGAGCTCGTAGCCTAAGCCTGAAATCTCAGCGCATGCAAGTAGCACGTGCTCTGGATTATCGTACTCATGTTCCTCACGGAGCTCGATAGTTAATTCAAGATAATCGTCTTCGACGTACGCACCTGCAGTCTTGCCCTTAGTCGAGCGAGGATGACCTGCTGGAAGAATGTCGTTGTCCTGCACGTAGTTAGCATTTGCAGGTTTACCTGTCTTCAACAAGTGCAGGTAAGCGTTTACACGTGCAAGTGCCCATTGGTCTCTGGTAATGCCAGTTCGATGTGAAGATGAATAAGCTCCAGCTCCACGACGGTAGACACGACGCAACTGGTTTAGAGTTACGTGATGTCCTTTCTTAGCACCTTGGTTATGTGATGCAACCTTGTTTCGTAGCACGGCTTCGGTTTGAGCAGAGAAACGTACAGGTAACTTAGAACTGCCAGATGCAGAACCAGGTTTGTTTACCTTTGAGCCATGAATTCGGTCTTTTTTAGGTGCACGCTTAGACGGATTGGCAGCAGCCGTTACTGTCTCTTGCTTAGGTGAGTCTTCTGTAATCGGCCCGCCGACAACCCAGGCCGAACAAGTTCTTGAGGCAGCACACTTGAAATCAAAAGCTTCACAGTAACCAAGCTCGGCGGTGTCGATAGCGTCCCAAGCGTTTTGTGCACCAGAGTCTCCAGCAGCAAGACCACCTTCAATACAGTCTAGCATCTTAGGTGTGCGAATAAACATGACACAAGTACCACAACGGCTCTTCTTAGCCTCAGTAACGGTCACAGACCAGCGGTTAGCCTTCTCAGCCCAGAACTCTTCGTTAGGTTCCTCAGGATTTAGAGGTCCATACTTTGCAACTTCAATTGCTTTCTCACGATTAGCAAGGTTTATAGCAATGTCTTGAGTCGCAGGTGGGCAGACGCTTTCTTCCTCGGCTGCAGCAACTACAGGTGCAAGGTTCTGCTTCTTGAACGGCTCGACTTCGACAGGCGCCTTGCTCGGGTCGACAACACCATCTGGTATTACTGCAAAGCGGCAATAACCTTCTGGGTCAACATCAAAAGCAACGACGGCACATCCTTGGCCTCCACGATACAAGACACAGTTGCTGCATTTGACACCCATCTCAGCGTATGGATTATCTGCAGGTTCATGGTAGTCGGCCCAGATTCCGGTCTGGTCCTCGTTGAACTTACCGTACTTGTCCGCAATTTGGATAAGTGCGCGGGCAAGGTCCTGTTCCTCAGGAACTAGATTTCCGTCGGCCTGTATTGGACTGTCTGACATGGTGAACCTCTTGAGATAGGGCTTAGTTTAGGTACTGCTCGTCTTCTGCTACCATCATGTCTTCTACTGGAGGCGTCATGCCTTCCATGTCATTGTCTGCTGCAATAGGCTGCTTGTTCTGGTTTAGAGTAGCGCGAAGCTTCCAACCAAGTTTGCCATGGTCACCTTGCAAGTCAGCCATGATGTTTGCAATTCCCTGCTCACGGCAGTCTGTTGCAATGTCAAAGATGCTCTTGACGTGTTCGATGTACATGTTGTTTACTTCTAGAAGAGCTTCACACATGCTAATTGGGTCGTCACCTGCGTTGACGCTTGTGATACCACTCAGCGAAGCAAAGTCGCTAAGCAAGAAAGGTGCATCGTAGTCTAGCTGACGAATAAGCTCAGCAATGGTGTCAATATTCTCCTCGGCTTCTTCATAGATGTCACCAAAGAAGCTGTGAAACTCGGTGAAGTCGTGACCCTTGACATTCCAGTGGAAGCCGTGAGCTAGAAACTTGAATGCGACTGTTTCGCCTAGAAGACCAGTTAGCTCGCTAGCGAGTAGTTCTTTATGGTCAATGCCATCGTTTTCATACATGTTGTTTTTTCCTTATTCCTGGGTAGGGGTTTCTGAAGTTGGTGCTGGTGTTTCTGGTGCTGGTGCTTCTGCAGCAACAGGTTGCCCAGCTAGAACATCTGCCACACTCTGTGGCATCGGTGCTGGATTAGCGGCCTGACTTGCAGCGCGAGCTGCGTTCATAACTTCTGGAGCCAACGCGGCAAGCATTGACTCTGTCAGGTCAGGTGAGATAGCTGCCTTCTCAAAGAGAAGACGGAGTGCAATTTCCTTGGCGTCTGGTGCATCTGCATCTGCGAAGCCGTGAGCACGGCGCCAAGTTTCAAAGCTGATTGCCATCTTGTCAAAGCCTGAGTCGGCGTCAGCTGCACGGTCGTTGCGAGTTGCAACCTGTGATGGGTCAAACCAAACAACAATACGGTCGACAGCTGCCTCGTCGAAGCCGTTAGCCTTTAGATACGGACGCAAGTATACAACTGTGATAGCGTCTGCAACAAGTAGCATTAGAGGTTCGATGTGTGCCTTGTAAAGTGCCTCATCGATTTGCAAAGCGTTTGAGTACTTGACGTTTGCAAGACCGGTGACGACATCCTTTGGAACGTCTAGACCCTGCAAGATTCTCTCTAGCACACGGTCTGCACGCTGAACAAGCGCGCCATCGAAACTACGCTCAAACTTGAACTGCTTGATTTTGTCACCAAGGTCAGCAGGTCCACGAATAATAAGTGGAACGACAGCGCTAGCTGATTCCTCATCACGAATAGGTGTGGTCATTGCGTCAACGAGCTGGTCTTCAAACTCGTCTTGCATTTCCTCTGGAGTCGGCTCAGTGTATTCACCATCGACATCATACGGGAATGCCGGGTCAGGACCTGCAGCAACCGAGAGACCGTCTGGCAAGTATAGAGCGCCAGCGTTTAGACGTGAACGTGCAGTTGCACGGAACGTACGGTTTAGAAGTAGAAGTTCAGCACAAAGGTCTAGAAGACCACGTAGACTTGAATCGGCTTCTTCAGAGTAGCGAGGGTGAGCACGCCAGATGCGACCAACAAAAGAACCGTTTGGAAGCAAGATGTTACCTGATTTAGTAGATGGCTGTGAGCCTCCAGCCATGCCGGTTTGGTCACGTCTAGGCTGGATGAAGTAGTTTCCTTTTTGGTCAATCAAAAGCTCGTCAACCGAGCGAATGTCCCAGCTCTCAGGAATCTGGTGACCGATACGTGGAGGAATCTGAACCAGGTAGCATTCACCTGTCACAGAAAGGTTTAGTGCAGCGTCACGTAGAAGACCGGCTTGGCCTCCGTAAGCTGAATCAAGACGAGTTAGCGCACGTTCAGCAGCAGCGCTCAGTCTAGGGTCCACAGATGGAACGTCACGAATCGGTGACGGTGCTTGAGCAGGATTATCAACGACTGCAGCATAGAGACGGATTCTAGAGACAACGTTTGAAACAAGGTTGAAAGCGTACTTGATTTCGCCGATAGCGTCGTAGTACTCCCAGGCTTCTGACTGCCAGCCGTTTATACCTGCAGTACGACGCATTCTGAAGCGCTCGGCTTCACCTTTGTCGGCAACATTTAGTTGGACAGCCGCAGCTGTGATACCGCGAGGTGTGTTGAAAGGAGCAACTGGAACTGAAGAGTAACTGCTTGATAAGCTGCCAACGATAGGGCGCTGAGGTTGAGACTGAGGCTGATTATCATCGCGCCTAAATACAGCCATGTGGGTTGACTCCTCGTCCTCTGCTAACGGAACAACAGGTGCTAGTGTTACTAAGCATCAAGTCGTGCGGCTATTATTGCAGCAACAGCGCTCAAGGCTGGGATAAGCAAGAGCGCGACAGTTGCCGTTGGAATTATTGTATACGGAATAACAATAAGTGATGCGACCCAAATTGACATGCACCAGTTACATGTAAACAGGTAACCGAACCATGAGCGGTCAGGTGGGAACTTGTCAAAAAGTTTATTGCGTGGAACGTCAAAGATGTAGTCGGTCGTAATCAAGCGTGTGATGCGAAACACTGCTAACGCTAAAATTACGAGGGCTACAGGATTTAGTAGGTCGAAGTTTTCTGAAATGGTAAATGGAAGTGTCATTGCTACCTGTCCTTAGTTTCTGTTTGATGTAACTGAATCGATACGACCGAATGGACGCCAACCTCGCAGGCGTGAACCACATGAGCAGTCTTCGCTTTTTCGGTATGCAACGTAAATCGGGCTAGATGAATCTCCAGGAATCGTCGTTAGTGTCGAGTCTGTAGAAACGTTTTTTGATAGCTGCGCAGTGGCTTGGTCATAAAGCTGGTTGAACACAACCAAAGGTCCTTCAGGCGAGTCAGTGGCAACGATAATACGTTCAGCAGTGACAATGACCCTTGACCTGTCAAGGCGGCGTGCATTTAGCACTGTCGCCGGGTTAGATGCTGTCAACTGGGACTCTTGAGTAGGTGCGACACTGGTCATTGAAACAACCGCTGGAAAGATGTCATGGATTATGTTCACGGTCGAGTAGGACTCTTTCTCTTTGGCTGTGCAGATGGACGGCCAAGGCGACGTGCCATGGCGCGGTACGTGACACCGGCAGCGTTTGCCAGTTCGCGGATGGTTACTCCTGATGAGTACAGAGTCTTGCAGATGTGTGACATCTCACCATTCGCTAAAGCCGGCGAGGACATCGGTGCAACTCTAGCGCGATACCTTCTGGCGACAGGAGCCAACTCGGCGAGACGTTTACGGGCATCTTCAGGGATACCTGGAGAAACTCGCTTTGGTCTAGGAGCTTTCTGGTTTGCCCGTTCCTGGTAAGTTGGCGCCGTGACTGGAGAACTACTGTCAACGGTTGGCAACTGTGCCAAAACCCAGACGTGGACTGTGGACCGAGGCCTAGGCGGAGTCAATGACTCGCCGATGGTTTGAAGTGTCCAACCTTGCTGGTAAAGAACTGCGCATCGTTGGTGCAGCGTCTTGCCGGTAAGGGTGCGCAACAACGCGACCTCATGCCCTGGAAGACTTTGCCCTCTCGCCGGGCGACGCTCTACGTTTGCCATGACTTCATTGTACACCTCGATTGGGAAGTGTACACGAGGCCGGAAGAAACTTGTACAGAAGGAAAAGATGATACCTTAGGGTCCACTGCTCTTGGAGTCCAGGAAGGAAGTGGGTGTATTGGGACCGCGACGGAAACGTTTCGGGAGAAAAAAGGACTAAAGAGATTTTTTTGTGCGAATTTCCGGAAAACATGATTTCTAGTTACGAGATGCGAAACGAAAACTAAGAGCGCGAGACATCGCGAAGAAAAAGTTTGATGGAATTCTGACAGAGAAAAAAGTCTCGTCTAGTCTAGTCTAGTCTAGTCATAGTCTCTTCTATGAAGTCTCGTTTTTGTCGCGTCCATGAAAGGTCATGAAACTATGAAAAGTGTTGACTAAAGATTTGTCAAAGAATCTGAGACTAAAAGACTCGAAAAAAAGAATTATAACGAATTGGTAACATTGAGCGAAATTGTACATTTTGCTTCAGTTTTGTGATAGAGTCATTACATCAAGAAAACTTGATAAAACGACGAAATGAAAAGAGAAAAAAATGAACACAAGCGAAAACATCAAAGACAACGTCTTTTACAACTCAAACCCTAACTTGAACTCACGCGCAGTTGCATTGTGGTCAATGGGAAACGTCGACATCAACGACATCGTCTGGTTGCATGGAATGAAGTATCGTGTTGTTGAAACTGAAGTCAGAATCCGTCGATTTGGAAAACTCTTCAAAAAGGGAATCAGAGTTGAATGTGTCAAAACTGGTCTTGGTTTCGGTGACATTCTTACCAACGCAAACGAGAGTTCAGACTTCAACGCAATTTGGGTTAGTTAGTAACCGCAAAAGATTTTGCTCACTCGAAAGAGTGGGCAATTTCTTTTTGTCCGCAAACTCGAAGAATTTTTTTGTCCGCAAACGTAAAGAATTTTTTTAGTCCGCAAACTTGACGAAGCCTCTCGAGCTCGTGTCCGCAAGAAGAAGAAAAAAGATCGGTTCGCGTCTCGAAGAAAAAAAGTTAATCGAAGAATTCATCGAACTCATCGAACTCATCTACCGCACCGAATCGACCTCTCGAACGAGACCGCGTTGACTCGACTTGAGTCCGCAATCAAAAAGCCGCAAAAAGACTAGAAAAAATTCTTTATAACAAAATGGTAACATTGCGCGAAATTGGCAAAAACGCTTCAGTTTCGTGATAGAGTCATTACATCAAGCAAATGCTTGAAAACGACGAAACGAAAAGAGACAATTATGAATACACAAAAATGGGCACTTCTAAAAGAATCAGACGGCAACCGCGGAGCAAACGGTAAGAAGAAGGTTTACGAAATTCTTGTTGAAGGTAACAAGGTTACTTTCAGTTGGGGAATGGCAGAAAAGACTTCACGTCAGAGTTCAGTAATCATCGCCGCAAACGAGAACGCAGCAATTTGGACCGCGAAGCAGAAAATGTGGGACAAGGTTTCAACTGGTTACGTGGTTGCTTACGCGGTGTAAGTAATCTCACGAAAGTCGCTCACGGAAACGTGGGCGATTTTCTTTTGTCCGAATGGATGCAAACTTTCGCTTCAATCTTCGCCGCGTCTACGCGCCTTCAGACGGCGAGATGATGCGCGATGGAGATTCGAGTCCGCAAGCAAAAACTCGTGAACTTCACCGCGAAAAAAGATTCAAAAAGATTTTGAAAAAGATTTGCGAATGTAGTGTACTTTGCTTCAATTACCCGCTATAATCGAATTATCAAGCACGCGCTTGAAAACGACGAAGGAGATTACGATGACTGAAAACGAAATTAAATGCCACGGTTTTGGTGCGCACAATCAGTACGAAATGAACATGAAAAGAAACTACAAAAACAACTTTGAAACTTGGTGCGAACATTGCGCGAAGGCGATGGACGAGACCGCAGGTTGGTTAGTTCGCTGGAATTGGAAAACTGATTCTCTAGTTCCATTCGAAAACGAGCAAGCAGACACCCAAATAAAAAGACTCGGAAACGAATGTGTAAAGAGGTTTCTAAGTTCGAAGGAAGAATACGAGTTCTTCGCGAAGCGAGCCGGCGAAGTTTAAAGTCGACCGCAAAAGGATTTCGCCTGCGAAAGCGGGCGATTTCTTTTTATCCGGAAAGAGATTTTTCGGTAACAGAACCGTTATAAATAATTTTAGCGAAATGGTGTATTTGCTTCAGTTTTTGCTGTATAATTGAACTATCAAGAAAACTTGATAAAACGACGAAGGAGATTCACATGGACGTAAACGTAAAAGCAAACTCAAAAGCCGTAGCAGTAATCCGCGAGCTATCTGGACAGGACGCTTGTCACCGCGTAGGTTGCAGCGACTTGCAGAAGGCAAGAAAATTCAGCGATGTCTACTATGAAGAAACTGACTTAGCAACCGCAGAAGCAAACTTCAACGAAGACCTAGGTGAAGATGCTGGTTACGACGACCCTTGGATTTGGTCAAGAGACGTGAAAGTTTATCCTTGCACTCTTGAAGTAAACAAGTAGTCACCGCAAAGAAAGCCTCCTCGAAAGGGGAGGTTTTCTTTTTTAACGGGTTCGGAAGATTCCTCCACCACCGTTTTTATTTCCGCCTCCTCGACCTAAGTCGACTCGACGATGACTAGGAGATTTTGCCGTAATTTTTCCTCCAGAGAATCCCGCAGGAGGTTTGATGAGAAGCGCGGTCAATGCGTGAACGAGAGCATCGATTCGGTCAGGAGATTTTCCTTCGCCTGGAATCCAAGAATACATTTGCGATTCTAAGTTCACGTGATAGCCGATGTGATGTACGCGACCTTGCTGATACGCGAGCGTAATTGGTTCTGCGCGTAACGCTTTTCCGTACTTCGAATGAACTTCGAGGACCGTAACAGAAGGGTCGATTTGGTGAATTGCATTCTTCACCAACGCGCCTCCCTGATTTACTTCGGCGACAACCGGACATCCCCATTTCCTTGCCATGTCCACAACCTTTTGCGCCCAAACAGTCGGAGACCCGTGTATGGATGCATCTTCTAAGACCCATGCTTGACGCTTGTACAAGTCGCCTTCGGCCGTGGAAGAAACTACAACGATTCCGCACTCGTCTTTTGGATTTTCAGCAACCGAGGGGTCGACACCGATTAGGCGCAAAGGTGTGTGCGGGGGATACGCCATTTGCCTAGATGCCTCAATAATTTCTTCGGTCCACATTGCGCCGTCAACGTCGCTCAACATTTCACCGTAAAGTTCTTGTCTAGCTAAAACTGTTCCATCATAGATTCCTAGCATAGTATCCAAGTAAGCGCTAGAAAGATTTCCAGAGTTGTCGAGCGTCGAGCCGCGAGTAACTTTTACAATGTCGCCTTTTTCAGATTCTTTGAGAAGAGAATACAGAATTGGCACGCGCTTAGGCGTTGTAGTTACCAATAGTTTTGGATGAGAGCCAAGACGAGTACCTACTCGCAAGTTGTCCCAAGCTGTCATTCCCGCAGCATCAGGAGTTTGTCTCCAAGCCGCAATCTCATCTCCCCAAGCGTGAGTGAATTGTGGACCACGTAGAGAGTCTGGTTCATCGGCGGTGAATAGTGTTGCAGTATTTCCATTTGGCCATGTCAAACGCCGCTTAGACGGTTCGTAATGAGGTCTTTCGGACGGCGGAGTAACGTTCAAGATTCCTGATTCACCCTCGACGATAACGTCACGAACGTCGGCCGCGGTACGAGCGACCAACGCAAAACGCCTTTGACCGGTGGTTGTGTACTTTGCTTCCTCTCGAACCCATTCAGATGCGAGCCTGGTTTTTCCAAACCCACGGCCTGCGAGTACTAGCCAAACGTTCCAGTCACCGAGAGGTGCTTGCTGCTCTGGACGGCCCCAGACAGACCAATCCCAAAGCAGAGATTCCGGGTCCATTCCAGAAAGAAGAATGTTTCTCTCTTCTTCAGGTAAAAGGGCTAATTGCTCCATTATGCTTTTAGCCATCTGAACTCCTGTTTCTATTTCGTCTCATTGTCATCCTACACTAGGCCGCGTATCAGGGAAAAGATAAACGCCCGCAATCCTGCAGGCGCTTTCTTTTTGTTAGACTAAACGATTGCTCTTACGTTGATGTCTCCGGTGAAGAGAAGCGTAAAGGTTTCTGCGTCTACCGTTCCATCACCATTTAGATTGTTCTCGGCTTGGAACTTTGCAACAGCTGATTTGGTCATGTCGCCGTAGTATCCATCTTTATCGGCGGCCGCTTCCACGTAACCTAGTTCTGCTAGGCGTCGTTGCATGTGATGAACGCTTAGGCTCTTACGAGCGTAAAGGTTTTTGTAAACGATTTTGTCTAGGTAGACTTCGTCAACGAGTCCGTAACCTACAACCGCGGGACCCGCAGGAGTTGGTGCCAGTTCTTCAATGTCCGCAGTCGTTACTGAGACGGGGGTTGCGTATTTCTGTTCCTGCTTCACAAGGGCTGGTTTTGCAGGCGCCGGTTTTGGAGGTTCAGGAGGTTCGATTGGTTCTTGAACTTCTTTGACTTCTTCGACTTCTTTGACTTCTTCGATTACGGGTTCCGCAACGATTTTTTCTGGTTCTAGGTTTTCTTCACTCATGGTGATTATCTTACTTTCTGCTTTGGTTGGCGAGTTACAATTCCAGGATAATTGTACGATGACCGCTTATAGGGATTCACGGTCCAAGCGGACCAGTTGGTTCCCTTCCTGGACATCATAAAGGCAATCTTGCTGTTTGTTACAGGGTTAAACAAGTCTCTTACTGATTTTAGTTTGTATTTCTTCAACCTATCGGATTTCATTTCTCCGGACATGTTGATTTGGAAGAGGCCGTAACAACCTGAACTATTTAAGGACTTCGGTCTTCCAGTTGATTCACCTTTTGCAACTATCCAAGCGAGGCGGTGTTCTTTTCCTCTGAACCCAACTTCATACAGCAAATACGATAGCTCACGGTCCGTTAGCATCTTTTTGCCCGCGTACCATTTCATCGGTGTAGGTTTTATCAACGATGTAAGAGTCTTTACTGATTTTGGCTTTGCAACCTTCAACGGGCCTGGAGCTTGAACTACTCGCATAGGTTTTGCAATAAGTTCAGGCTTCAGGTTTTCCGTCGGCAAAGGCGGTGGATTTAGCAGGCAAATACCAATAAAGAACGCTAGTATTCGCCTAATGCTTCGGTTCGTACTCATCCGCAAGCTCTTCGAGGAAACTTTCTCTAGCCCAACGTTTTTTCGCTGCCTCGTCTTCAACCATGTGCATGATTTCCCAGACCTGATGAAGTGCGTCTACGAATCTACGACCTCTGGTTTTTGTGACTCTGTTTTTGAAGTTGTCGTAATCCGCAACGGAGATTGCGTTCTCCATGAATCCGTAAAGGTCTTGCTTGTGAACTACTGTTCTCCAAGAGTAGTCAGCATTTGGTGAGTACTCGATTTCGGTTTGAGACATGAGCGCTAACTCTTCTAGAGATTGCTTGTCTCGCGCTCGAACCATCATGAATCTTTGGTCTTCGCGATGTGCAACCGCGCTAATGAATCCTGTTTCAGTGAATATCCACATAAGGCATCACTCCTTTTCTATTTTTGTCATTTGTCATTTGTGAAACTGGAAAGCGGAGGAGATTTTCCCCCGCCTTCCGAAGTTGCTTTCACAACTACATTTTGAATCCAAACTCTTTGCGGCATCTTGGACCGAGCTTTAGGTCTCGGCTGATTTGGTCAGTCAACTCCGCACCGCACTTGCCACAGCATTTGTGAACTTCACCAAAAAGCTGAGTGTACTTTAGAGGGTCTTTCTTCACCAAGTTGATTACCAATTCGGTGTCCTTGAAGCTAAGCTTCGAGCGGTTGAAGTTTCCAGGAGCTCCGTGTAGTCGACGCATGTAAAGAACGTTCATGTATTCACGAACTTCGATAAACAAGATGTCTCCGTTTACCTTCTCGTCGATTGCTAGGTCGATTTCGTCCATCGGAACCGCGTACTTAGCTTTTGGAACTTCAGCTAGAAGGATTTGCATCTTGCCAACTGGAGATGGAGTTGCAGTTGAAGTTACTGAAGTTACTAGTGGCTTTGCAACGATAAGTTCGTCGATAAGCTTAGAAGCTTCCTTCTTGTCAAGCTGCTTGTCCGCAATCTTTGCTAGAACGGTTTTTGCGTTTGCCGTCTCGGTAAGGTTCTTCTTCTCGATTAGGTCTTGGATAAATTGAATCTGTTTTGGTGAAGCTTCAAAGAAAGTTGTAATCGTCATTTTTGCCTTCATTCTTGAGGGTTTTCGTTTACCTCATGTATCTATTATACAGTGTTTTCTGCAGAATGTACACTTCATTTGCACATTTTTTATAACTTTTTTGGATTTCTTTTTACGCGCGGTTTGCTAGCAAAGCCATAGTCACGGCCGCTAAGCCAAAAGAGACGGCGGCAGAAATAGCGTTAGGCAGGAAGATTCCAACCAAGATAGAAGCCACGGCGAAGACCGCAGCTAGGACCGCAGGCCAAATTAGTTCGCGTAGACGGGCAAGTAGTAATCTCATTTTTTCTCCTTAGGGTGGACGACGCCCAGTAATGGACGGACGTGGTGTTCTTCATCAAAGTAAGGTTCAGTATCATCATAGTACTCAAGTTCATTGAAGTTACTAAAAGCGGCCTCTAAAAGAGTAACTACTATAAATGCCGCAATTACGACAGCAATCAGAACTACTAATCCTAAAACTATTATAAATACTGGTTCCATTTTTACTCTCCCTCTTCGCCTTGCCAAAGTTCAGGTCGAAGTTCATCGTCGAATCTGTCACCGCGATAGGAGTTTGAGCCGAAAGCAATGTCTTCATTCTGTATCAACTTATCAAGAGAAAGAACGGCTGTGTGGTAACGTTCCTCAAACATGATGACGAGTTTAACATCGCCATCGTTCGGGTCGTCGACTAGCGCAACTTTGAACGGCGCGCCTCCAACTCCGTTTCGGTGAAAGTCTGCGTTTAGGATTTGTAAGTTCTTTAGGTCACTCATTAGTCATCATACCGATCGTCGTCTCGGTCCGCTTCGTAATCGTCTCGGTCGTCTGATAGAGAACTCTCTCGGTAAGTCGAACCGCAGAACTCGCACTCGATTGCGTAGTTTCCCCAGTCATCGGTCGCTGTTTCTCCTGCTGGATTTGTCTTGCCGCATTCTTCGTTCTCGCACTCGAACTCATCGTAACCTACTTCCTGTGAGTAGATTCCTGAACCTCGCATCGAGCCTTCTGGATAGTTATCAGACATTAGCCACCACACTTAGGTAGGTGTTGCTCGATGATTGCTTCGTCTCTAACACGACCGCACTTTGGACAGGCGATTTCTTTTCCTGTCAGAGTGATTTCCTTTACCGCAGGTCTGTCGTATCCTCCGAGTCCTTTGGACTCCCAGAAGATTTCTTTGACGTATTCTTTTTCGTCTTCGTAATCGTACATAGTTTCTCCTATTCCCAGCTATAACCGTTGTTGATGTACATTCTCGCGTACTTTATTGCCTCGCGGAAGTCTTTGTTGGTTCCGTTCGACCAACTAGAAACTAGCGCCTCTTTGTCAATTACTTCGAGAATGATTTTTGCCTCAGCCTCGTCGCACTTTCCAAGCTTTGTAATTGTTTCGATGAAGAATTTTCCTGCCATCGTGTGTCCTTTCGTCGTTTGTGGTTTTTACCACATAATTATTATACAGTGTAATGAAGCAAATGTACACTATTTGTGGAAGATTTTTATAAGATTTCGGTAACATTCTAAGTATTCTGAAGTTCACCGCGAATCAGTAATTCTCCCATTACTCGTATCCGTATCTTGTTCAGTTCTTTAGAGCCGCGTCCAAAGTCCGCCAGTTCAATCGCATCATAGAGTTCTTTGAGCTGAAGAGTCGTGAATCCTCTGATGTTCCAACCTTGAGAGTTTTCTACATTGAGAACGGTCAACACGAGTTCTCGCGCCTTTAGCTTCGGTGTCATTGCATTTCCTCCAGAGGTTTGATAGAAAAATACTATCTCGCCTCTGGAGGTTTTGTATGCAACTAGATTAGAGCTGGAACTTTTACCCCAATGAACTCGCTAGCTAGAAGGTAAGACTTTGTTCCACCTTCTGCTTTCCAGTCGTAGCCGAAGCCTTCTACCTTTGTAATCCAGTCTGGACGGGCGTTTTCCTGGTGCCAAGTTACGAACCCTTGGAACCTTTCGTAGCCGTAAGCTTCGTAAACTGGTTTTACTTCCGCACCGGTGTGAATGTTTGTGCTGGTAACTACTACTGTTGCAATGTCTTTTACTGTTAGGTTCATGTGAACTCCTTTTGTCGTTTGCCAGATTTTCCTGGTAATACTATTATAGCACATTGCTGAAGCAAAAGTACACATTTCCAAAAGATTTATGAAAAAGTTTCTGCGCCGCGTAAAGAAGAATGCCGCCAACTACTTTCGCAGCTGACGGCACTCGACTTTGTCTACGGAAGTGACGGGTCCTGGTCGATAATCCGGTTGTATGTAACCGTGGCATTTCCGTTTTCCTGGGAAACATCCGCAACAGATTGAATGACGGTCAACATACCTTTTCTGTATGAATGAATCATCATCCCGTTGCCTAAATAGATTCCACTGTGGAACGAGTAATAACTCTTTCGGTAGTGAAACGCTACGATGTCTCCGGGTTCTGGATTTGCGGTTCGTGTTCCTGTGTGCGATTGCACCGTAGCTGAATGTTTCAGCGTGATACCTAATTGCTGATACGTCCAGTACACAAGCCCAGAACAATCCCAACCCTGAGGACTAACACCGCTGTAAACATACCAAGTATGATTTGCAGTTTTCCTAAGGGTTTTGATTGTCTTCCGCATGTCCAATGTGTTTTGCACTCGTTTAGCCTGCGCAACCGCAAGTCTCTCCAGAAGCGTTTGCTTCCTGTGAGCTTCAGCTTCTAAGAAAGTCATCGGCTGGAAAGTTTTTCCCAGTTTGATTCCTTCGAAGTGCATTGGCTTTTCGATTGTAGTTGCAACTACCTTAACATTTTTAGGTGTTACGGTATCCGCTCCTGCTGGCGTCTCTGGATAGTTTCCTCCAAAAACAACTACCGATACGAGCGCTGTTGTTATTAACCATTTCATTTAGCAGCCTACCTTTCCTTGCGTTAGTACTTAGCTGTTTATTGTCCGGTCTCCCTAATCCTGATTATCGACCTCAGGATTAGACTACTTTATCACTAAGCCGCGGTAGAAAGGCTCTTTAGGCCCTTTGCGATTGCTGCCATTAGGTCCGAAGCCTCTCGCGTGTTGCGAACCGAAACGAACTCACCGGTCTTGATGCTGAAGACTAAATAGTCTTTTGTTTCAGTTGTTCGAAGGACCAATAGGCCGTGACGCTTGCGGTAGTACGCTGGAACATAGCCCGCAGGAATTTCGATTCCTGGCGCTAGGCGTGGAACTGTTTCAACTCTGGTGCGATTTTTTACTGGAACCTTTTTGATTTTAGCCGCAGGTTCAGTGGTTTTGATTTCAGTCATTTTGACTCCTTGTTGTTTGTTCTTCTTGTTTGATTAATTTGCCGCCCAGTGTGAGCAGCCAGATGGTGCAGATGATTACGAGCATCACTGCCCAAATCGTTAGGTAAGTTGCCCTACCAATAAAGCCAAGAAAGCCTTCGCGATTTGCTAGTTCGGTCGCTGCGAACATTCCTTCCTTGGCTTTACGGTAGCCGCGTTCAAAAAGCGACTTGCGCTTAGTCACGCTTAGCACTGCGGCGTTCGATATAGCGTTC